CTTGGTTGCTGATTCTCCCACCACGTAACAAGGCGGTCGAGTTCTTGTTGTTGTATGTACGGGATTTCAATTAACCTTTCGCCCTCAGGCTTTAGATAAATTCCTTGACCGTAGCGGGGGAGAGTTTCTAACCCTACATGGTCAAGTATATTTCGTGAATCCTGTTTGTTTCGTGTCCTCAATCCTACACGGCTATCAAAGTTTACTTTTATCGGTGTAGGGATAACGCTTGATAAAGGACATTGTGTACAAGCTATCAAATGAACGTTAGACGCTCGACCAATTTGTGAAATCCTTTGTAAAATCGGTTGAACTGTTTTTCGGTTTGTTGTCATCAGGTCGGCTAACTCGTCAATGATAATATAAACGTCGCTACCTTGATACTTTTTAACGCCTTGTTGTTGCATTTCTGAATATCGGTTTTCAATTAACTTGATAGAGTTTTCAAGTCCTTTTGTCATGTTTTCGGGTTCTGAATAATACCCGATTGTATGAGGTAAGTTTTTAAACTGTGATAGCTCGACCCTTTTAGGGTCAATCAATATAAATTGTATTTCGTCAGGAAAACTATATAAGGCGGTTGATATAATCCCGTTTACTAGTACGGATTTACCCGAACCACTCGCCCCCGCTACTAATAAGTGCGTTTGTTTTAACATATCCTGAAAAATTGGATATATAGCCCCTGACGGGCTTTTATATGTTATTCCCATTTAATTACCCCCTTTCTACGTCACAACCTAGCCAATAACTTTTCTGCCCGTCATCATAAGACCAACTCCACGACTCGCAAAATTGCAACGCTTTTTCTTCTGTGACGTTTGACAATAGTGTAATTATGTTTTCCGTTCCTTTTTCGGTTGCTACAACTCTATACATATCGTACCCCCTTTAAAAAGATAATTTTATTAAATCGCCCCGCCTAAATTCTCCGTAATAGTGCGAACCCGAAAAGCCTTTTACCATTATGTATTCCTCGCCTACTTTGTCAACTATTCCGATTTGACCATATAAAGAACAACCCGACCAAATAACTTTTACACGATCGCCCTTTTGCAATTCGCCATAAAACATATAAATAACCCCTTTCGCATTGATTAATAAATATCTACCATTTAAAACTATTTTCACCACAATAGTTAACCTTATCGAATCTGTGAATTGTACCGCCTTTTGGCAATAAATCGTTGAGTTCGCCCTGTAACTTACTTGCATTAATACAAGCGTTTTTGTATTTTTCTAGTAGTTTTTCAATCTGCTTTACTTTCTGTTTAGGCTTTTCAACATACTCGAAGTGATGCTTTAAGATAATGTTTTCTAGTGGTTGTAGTTTGTTATCAATCAAAAGTTTTGCCCTGTGTCCGTCCTTGTCTATTGCATAAAGTGTTTCGTGTCTAACCACGTAATCTAAACAACCATTCGCCCCAAGTGTTGCAACTTTTATAGACTCATCAGAATCAAAATAAAAAGTTAAATTAAAAGCTTTGCCCTCGTTACGGATTTTTTCTTTTGTTTTCTCTCCTAGTGGCTTGCCCTCGTATTTTTCCAAAATGCTAGTAATAATGTTAATAGCAGAATCGCAAAAACTAGCTTTAAGGTTGCACTGTAAGATTTCGTTTATCTTGCGTAGTTCGTCAGCCTGTGCGTATAATTCACACGCTTTCTGTTCCTCGTCCTTTGTTATTGACTCTTTGATTGATTTGTACTTTTGAGCGTCAAATTTGCCATTACCCCAAAAAGACCCGCAAGAATCTAATTCAGGAATTTTTAACAGTTTGTCAGCCTGTTCTTTAAGATTTTCAATTGTTTCGTTGTTCTTCTTAATCTCTGTAAAAATAACTTTGTAATTCTTCATAATAACCACCGTTTAACCTTTCTTAACTGTTGATAGTTTCTAAAATTTCTAAATGTGTCGCTTGTTCGTCAATCACATAAAAACAAGTGCCACAATCGTATATATTTTCTTTGTTGAGTTCATCGCACAAATTGTTTAAATCCTGAATATATTCGACCTGAGTGTGACTGATTGCGTTTCTAATTTCAAATAAAACGTCGTTTCCCTCTTTTAATGTCAGTGTGTCACCGTCAATTTTGTTATAAATTACTTCCATATCGCACCGCCTTTCTAAAACTCCAAACCCTTGCAAAATTGAATTGCAAGCAAAAATAAAACACTTAAAACTGCAACTTTAAACATACCTTTTCGCCTTTCTTTAAAACTGTTGAATTAACTCTCACTAACAATATACTACTTTCACAACATATTGTAAATAGTTATTTTACAAAATATTGTAATTTCTCTATTAATGATATTTTGTATCTATTTTTTACTATTATTGACTATTTAAAGATATAATTTTATAATGGCTGGTAGAAAATCAAAAAACACAATATGTTGTGGTTTGAATTTGAGTGATCCACAGGATATTGTGGTTTTAAATTCGCTACCAGTACGGTGGAGCAAATAAAAAAGGGGTGAACAAAGTGGAGAAAGTGACAGACGAACGTCTAACAATAACAGGCTTAAAAAATAAAATTTTTGACGAATTTAGGTTTATTTGTGAGGAATACGAGATAGATATTAAGGCTATTACGCCCTTACAATTTGGATTCGTTTTAGGTGAAATCAATAACAGGATTATAAAACCTAATGAGGGATATTTAATTTACAATCAAGAACATGAGTATAACTCTAAGAATCTATACGCTATGTATAAATATATTCTAAGTCCCCTATGTAGTCTTTATAATCAACTAACTAACGATATTTATTTCTGTTTATTATTTGATATTGAGTTAATTAATCTTGAGTATATATATATTATATATCCCGATGCGAGACGAACAAGTTTTAAAGATATATTACAAAAAAGCGAAGAAACAGGTTTAAGGGCATACTTGAACGAACGCAAGGGCAACCCGCTCGGAATCCTTGCAAGCCTTACAAAATACCACGGTTGGGGCGAAGCTGAAAACGTCCGCAAGGGAGAGACAACGCAAGAAATCAGCGTGAATACACTCCCGCAGATAGGTCAAAACGACTGATTTTAGCTAAATTGTGCATGTATAAATGCTTTAACCACGGGCGTTATCGTTAAATTGTTGAATTGTGTCTAAATTGTATAATCTATCGGGAAAACTCATATTTAACCGATAGATTGAGGTTTGAACCGCCTGACCTGAGGGTGTAGGGGTTTATGGGGGGCGATTTTTCGGGCGGGGTTAGTCCTAGAAATATTCTCCAAAAACAAAAGGGCTAGTATTTATAAAAACTAGAGATACAAGACTATACACTAGGATAAATAAAGTCTATAGGTTGAGTATTCTAGTAAATAAAGTTTAATAAAATATACTAGATTTATTACTTTGTCAATACCAAAAGGGGGTAAAAAGAATGTTAATAATCAATGCAGTAAAAGTACTTTTGACTATGGTTTATGTACTGGCAATTCTATACGGGGAATTTGACCGTAGGAAATGGTGGTGCTACTTGGTAATGGTGCTGAGTATAATTTTTATTTGGAATTAGGGGTGTAAAATGGCGAACAAGCAAGACGTAGAAGAAATTAAAGGGCGAATAGACAAGGTTGTGTCCCTGATTGAAGCCCAAGGAGATAGCGAGCAGTATTCAGACGCATTGTTGCAATACGCTAAGTTTATGATCCAAGAGCAAGAAATCGAGAAAGGGTTATACGCTTGTCAACAGGCGAAAGCTTGTATTGAGCGAATGGTTTTAAAGAACTCAGGTGGCACGATATGGGATTTGGACGAATATTCGCAAGACAACGGGAATATTAAGTATCACCCTTTAGAGCAGTATTACCGTTTGTTGATGATTGAAGCCCAACAGGGCAACTTTGAAAGCTATATGCTATACCTTGAAAAGAATCGTCCTTACAAGCAAAGATTCTATCTGCCAAAGAAAGAGCAGTTTGACAAGATAGGGATTATCAAGGCTTTACAAGATATGCTTGATGATAACCTAGATCTTTTGACAATATCTTTACCACCGGGAACTGGAAAAACCACGTTAAGCAAGTTCTTTATCAGCTTTGTTATTGGGCTAGACACCTCAGGGTATAACTTGTTCTTTAGCCATTCAGCGGATATTTGTCGAATGTACTATGACGGTGTAATGGATATAGTCACAAGTAGCGAATATACATGGAGTGAGATATTCCCTAAATGCTCCGTCACAAGTCAAAATGCAAAGATGATGACCTTTAACATTAACGAGTACAAGCCTTTTCAATCCTTGATGTGTGCGTCAAGAGGTTCAGAAATGGCGGGTAAAGTGCGTTGTAACCGATTCTTGATGGTTGACGATTTGATTGGTAAGCAAGAGGAAGCCATGAACAAGAACACCCTAGAGAAGATTTGGAATAACGATTACACCACTGACGCAAGACAACGTAAGGTTGATGGTTGTAAGGAAATCCATATTGCAACACGTTGGTCTATCTATGACGTTATCGGACACCTTGAACAAGCTTACGCAGACAACCCAAGGGCAAAGTTCATAGCAGTGCCCGACATTGACGAAAAGACAGGCGAAAGCAATTTTGCATACAAGTATCACGGATTTTCAAAGGAGTTCTTCAACGCACAAGAGTTGATTATGAACGACATAACCTATCAGTGCTTGTACAGAAATCAGCCTATTGAACGTGAGGGCTTGTTGTACAACGCAGATATGCTCCGTTACTTTTTTGCGTTACCTGAGCGTGAGCCTGACGCAATCTTGTCCGTATGCGATACCAAGTCAAAGGGTGAGGACTTCATGGTTCTGCCAGTGCTTTACCAGTATGATGATGATTTCTACCTAGCGGATTGTATTTGTGATGATTCGTCAGACTTTGATTTGCAGTATAGCAAGATAACCAAGATACTTCTAAAACACGACGTACAACAGTGCGAAATCGAAAGTAATGCGGGTGGAGATAGATTAGCCTTTGAGGTTGAAAAACGAGTAAAAGAGAATGAGGGAAGAACCCATATAACCACAAAAGCAACGGAAACCAACAAGGAAACACGTATTCTTGTTAATTCCGATTGGATCATAAAGCACGTATTGTTCTTAGACAAAGAGTGCTACAACAAAAAAAGCGACTACGGTAGGTTTATGTCAGGTCTATTGACCTATTCCGTTACTGGCAAGAATCCGCATGATGATGTACCTGACGCTATGGCTAACTTCTGCCTGTTTGTTACAGAGCGATTAAACCGCAGACGGGCAACAATTCTAAAGGGGGTATTGTGATGAAAACAGTAAAATACTTAGAGCAGATTGAACGTTACAATCGAATGATTGAGTTCAAGACCAACGAACTGAAAACGCTTAGAGAAATGGCACTTGTCATTAAATCAGCGGGGAGCGACGATATGAAAATCCAAAGCGGTTCTCCTAAAAACAAGCTTGAAGAATCGTGTATTGCTATTGCTGATGCAGAACAAGAGTTAAAAGCCCTAATCTCTAGGTTTTTGAACGCAAAAAGAAAAATCATTGGAGAAATCGAGCAGTTAGAAGATACAAACGAGTACACTGTTTTGACAATGCGTTACGTGGAATGTAAAAGCATGAGAGATATTGCTGAGAGTCTCAACTATTCCGTCAAGAACATTGAGCGAATAAGAACAAAGGCTATTCAAAATTTCACGGTAAAGTTTGCTGACGAAAAGGGTTTAACTTGCTAAAATTGTGAAATATTTGTGAAAATCAGATAACAATAGGGAAAAATAGGGAATACTTCTCTTGCGTAGTAAACACAAGGGATTTATTCTTAGCGTAGAAAGATAACCAAAAATGTGATAGCACCTTGTAATGACGAGGTGCTTTTTTGTTGTAAAGGATAAAGCAAGCATGGATAGTTCAATGTACGGACGAAAAATCATATACACGGATTTCGAGGAAGTCAACGAGCAAAACGTAGTATCAATTTTGCGTGACGCTATGATTATTCACAGACAGAACGCCACTAAGTGTGAATACTTGCTCAACTATGAAGCGGGTGTTCAGCCTTTGTTACGTGAAAAAACATTTAGACCTGACATAGACATTCAGTGTGTTGACAATGTGGCTAACGAGGTCACAGAGTTTAAGCTTGGATTTGTTTGGGGAAATGCAATTACAATTACTCAGAGAAACACCGAGGGCAAAAGCGATAAGGCGGTTGGAGAATTAAACGACTGTTATGAGCTTGATAATTTCCGTCAGAAAACACAGGAGCTTGCAAGATACGTTGAAATATGCGGTGTTGCTTATGAGTTTGTTGATATTAACGCAGACTACGTTGAGGGTGAAAATGCTCCGTTTACAATCGAGCCACTTGATCCAAGAACATCATTCATTGTTCGTAGTACTAAGCTAGGCAACAAGAAAATCTTAGGAGTTACATACAGACAAGATACACTAGGCAATTACTACTTCACTTGTTTCTCAAAGGACAGACGCTTTGAGATTCAGAACATGGTTAAAATCATTACTCCTGACAACAACGAAAAGGAGATGGATAAGTGGAATGTAACAAAAACTGGTGACTACAACCAAACAAATCCAATTGGTGAAATTCCAATTATCGAATGGATTCGTTCAACTGACCGTATGGGTTGTTTTGAACGTCAGATACCTGAAATGGATAACTTAAATATTCTTGTTTCAGACTTTTCAAACGACGTAGACCAAAACACTCAGGCAGTATGGGTAACAGTAGATGTTGATTTTCCTAAGAACGAAAATGGCGAGGAAATTAAGCCTGAGAGTGGAGATTGGCTACAGTTGTATTCGACCAAAGATGGCAAGCAACCGGGAATTAAAGCATTAGCAAACCCTTATGATTATAGCGGTATGCTTAACAATATAGTCACACGTAGAGCATTGATATTACAGAAATGTGATGTACCACAGAGAAACGACAATTCAGGCGGTTCTACTGGTATTGCTATGAGTGATGCAACTGGTTGGAGTTCTGCTGAGAGTTCAGCTTGCAAAGAAGAAAGTATTCTTAGTGGTTGCAAGATGGACGAAATCAGAGTAGTGCTTAAAGCTATTGCGAACAACCCAAATGTCGAAGAAAAAAGCCCGCTTGTTAAGTTAAAGCCTATTGATGTTCAGCCAAGCATTAAGCGTCAAAAGACTTACGAAATGACCACAAAGATTAATACTTTTGCTAATGCAGTATCGCACGGACTTGATTGGAAGTCAGTTGTTAAGGAGATTAACTTCTTTGGCGATCCACAACAAGTAATTGTTGATTCTGAGGAAACCATGAAACGTTATCTCGATAAAGAGTTTGGTAGCGAGG